AAAAGTGATCTTTTTTAAGAGACCGGCTGCTGCCGATGCACTTAATGCTGAATCATGACGTACGTCATTAACAGATGCTGTTGCGAACGTTTCATTCGCTGTGGTTATTTCTTGATCATTGATCGAGTATCCCCACTTGCCGCCGCCATAAAAGCCGCCAGCTGGATCGCCAGAGCTGGAAGTATTACCGTGAAGGTCTGAACCTTTCGCGTGTAATTTTCCGCCTTGCATAGTTGAACCATACTTGAAGTCTAGATAAAAAATCAGACCAGACGGTAGGTTCATAGGTTGTACAGATACAAATTCCTGTGCAGAAAGTTCAGCAAAAATTCTACGGACTAATGGAAGGGCTACGCCACTCCATTGTTCCTGATTTGCATTTTGTCCTGCTTGTGAAGCTTCGTCGATAAGTTGTTTTGCTTGGTTTTCAAGCAATACTGCCATACCGGATGTTTCACTCTCATTTTTAAGTCCTTCGAGTAAGCCTGTTGGGGCCCATTTGGTGACCAATTTACGAGAGGAAGACAGAAGCTCATTGTGAGGATTGTACCCACCCATTACGTCTTTGAGTTGTGAATTGTAATTAGACACAGTGTTTCTCCTTTAAATAATGTTAGCTAATTTCTTCATGCGGGATTTAAAGTCCACATGTTCACCGATGATAGGTATCCTACCTTTGGTAGAAGCTACAGCTTTTGAAGCTTTACTCTTTGTACGAGCTGATTCATTAACAGGTTTACGTTTCATAGATTCAGCAAATGTAGTATAAACAAGTTTAACTTCGCGTACGTTAGCAGCTCTGTCAAATTGTTCAATAACTTTCATTTTTTGTTCTTGTGAAACATTTCTGCTTCTAAATAGCTTATTCGTATAAAGAAGTTTTGCGTTAAGAAGGTTTACTTCTGACAACTTTTCCTTCAAATACTGTACTGTTTGCTTATACTCTGCGAGTTCAGCATGTACAGATTCCATTTCAGGTTCAGGTGCAGGAGCTTCTTCCTCCTCTTCTTCTTCATCGCCTTCTTCAGATAATGCTTTGATAATTGCTTCAAGATCAAGTTCTTCTTCTTCACCAGGTTCTTCGTCAGCGGGTTCTTCAGGGGCAGGAGCTTCAGGAGCTTCTTCCTCTTCTTCACCTTCTTCGCCTAGAGCCATTTCAGCTTCAAGTTCACGTAGTACTTCTTCAAGATCTACGTCATCATCAGCCATTGCCTCAGGTTCTTCGTCTTCGTCTTCCATATCAGGGACAGGAGCTTCTTCTTCTCCGTCTTCTTCACTGAAAGGGTTAGAATTTTCACCTACAGCTTGATCAGGCGCCTCTTCAGACTCATCATCTTCATCGCCTGCAGCAGAAGGTGAACCTTCTTCTTCAGGGCCTTGACCATCGTCATCATTAGACGCATCACTTGGTTTCTTATTATCAGCTTTACCAATATCTGAAGAGTCCATTTTTTCTTCTACGGAATCATCCGCAGTAAATGGGTCTTCTTCCTCGCCAGCTTCATCACCAGCATCGGCTTCCTCTTCCTCGTTTTCCATTTCAGCTTGTAGCTTTTTGGAAAGCATTGATTTCAGATGAGGTGTAAAGGCTTCTTCGAGGGCTAGTTTTGCATTTGCTAGCGCAGTTTCGCGTACAGCTTTTGCGTCAGCAATTGCTTCTTGTAATAGTTTATCCATAAGGATTCTCCTCTTAGAGGTTTACATTTTGTATAGTTATTAGGGAACTATAATCAGATTTGATTAATTCGAAACACTCAACGAATGTGAGTGCATTTATATTTTTTATAAATATATGAAATATATTTTAAAGTTCAGCTTTTTTTGAACGAATTTGAGCACGACGTCTTGCCTTTGCATTCCTATCTCGTTTTATTGCTGAAGGTTTTAAATAAAATTGTCGTTGTTGTAACTCATGAAGTATTCCTGCATCTTTAACTTTACGTTTAAATTTACGTAATGCCCATTCTATTTTGTTATCTATAACCTTGACTTGTATTGCCATTTATTCCTCTTCTTTTTCGTCACCATGTTGTCTGTAGTTTTTGCCTTCTTCTGTTGCATCATTTATTTTAAAATAACGATTTAATATTTGGCCCATATCTTCATACAAAGCAGACATTCTATCTTGTAAAGCTTGTGCTTCATTAGCAATTTTAGAAAACGATCCTGCTTGCTTCTTAAGATCATTCATATTTCTTTGTACAGTCACCCTATCAAACCATTCAGAAGCCTCTTCTACAACATGCTTTCCTGATGCGTCTGCTATTTCTTTAAAAATAAGACCAACTTCTGCTAAATTATGCTTCTTATAAATTGATGGCCCGTAAGTCTGAAATTCTGCTACTGTCTTGATAAGATCGTCTCTTGTCATAAGCTTATCAGCATCTTCTTTTGCAACAATATCTTTCGCCATTTGTAGTAATTTTGTGCCCTTAGAGCCTTTAAAATCTCCTACTGCTTCCATAGAAACCATGCCTCCGATACCCATACTTTCGTTTATTATATCTTTTAATTTTGTGCTCTTTGCCATCTTATTTTCCTATTAAAATGTTTCTTATATCAGTCTCAACATCTGTCCATTTACTAATGGCAGTTATTGATCCTTTTGATTCATGAACTGGCTGCAGAAATGCGCCTTGTGTTGAAGGATTAGAAACAAAATCAAATGCGATTAATTCAAAATCGTTTTGGACCTCATCTTCATTTCCTTCCTGTTTAATTGATCCCAAGCCTCTAGAGCTTATACCCAACTTAATGCCTGATTTAAATAATTCTCTTAAAATATTACCAGCTGGTGTGCTAAGTACTTCAACAGTGCCTACTAAATCATTATTTTTCCAATGCATTTCTAAAATATTATGTGAAACATTTTGTAAATTAACAACAGAACTGTCAGGATGGTCTAATTCTCCCATTGCTCTACGTTGTTTAATAAACTCACTAGAGTATTTATTAGCCTCTCTCATTAAAATTTCTTTAGGATATACTCTGCCATTTTGATTTTTTGCTTCTGCTCTTTGTAAAACACCATTAACAATTAATCTTCCACCATTTTTGGCTGATGATTCATTAATATCGCTTCTAGAAAAGTTAAAAGGGATTGTATCTACTAAAAGTTGTCTCATTATACTAAGTCCTTTATTCTTGTTGATAATCTTATTAATTTTTCTGAAATTTTGTTAAGTGCTACTTTTGTTCTTTCCATATAACTACCAGATTCAAATTTCATTTCATTTTTTAATCGAACATTATATGATACTGCTTTGTCAATTAAAGAAATGCTATCTCTTATGGCTACCATTGATCTCGCAATCTTTTGTTTGGTAGTTAATTCTTCATTATTACGCCATTGATAGTAATTTTCTTTAACTACTGCCATTCCATTAGATAATTTTAGTTCTTCCTCATCCTTCTCATCATCACTAAATGCGTGTGGTGTAGAATACTCCCCACCAGCGCTTGCAGTTGTATTCATTTCCTCAATTTCTTGTTGAATTATTCTTCTAATGAGCTCTACTAATTGTTTATTTTGTCGCATAATGTACATCCTCTAAAAGTTGATAAAATCTCATTAATTTTAAAACATTATAAGTATGTTGTTTAGTGCTATATTTAATGCCTTCAATTAATTTGATACACTCTTTAATTTTTATCTTTACTACTTTGTCACCAATGGTTGGTAAGGATTTTTTTAAATTAAAAGAAATACCCTTAAAGCTTGATTGCAAGAAATCATTTAAACCATTTGTATTTGAAATATTATTAATATACTCTCTTAAAACATCTTTTTGATTCTTAGAAAGTGATTTATATTTTTGATTAAATTTTTCAATTAAAATTTTGTAAGCTATGCTGCGTAAATCTTTATTTTCACGACGCAGTGCTGCCATTAATTCTGTTTCTTTTGTCTTTTTCTCAGACATCATATTTTCTACAATAGTATAATGATTCTTAGAGAGAATTACAGGATTACTATAGTCCTCATTTAAAACATTGTTTACTGCTGCTAAAATTCTATAGTTCCCTATGCGAGATTTAAAAAATTCATTCATATCAAAGCATTCTTTAATACTCTTAATAAGATTATATTTTTCTAATTTAAGCTTATTTTGATTTATAATTTTACTATATGCCTTGACTGTTGTCTCGATTAAGTGTTCAGCTCTTTCTGCTGATTTAAACTTTGATTCAATAAGAACATTAAAAAGTTTATTTTCTTTAAAAAGTTCTGACCCTTTATGAAAGTTTTTTTGTAATATTTCAGTTGCTAAAGAAAAGGGTACATTATTTAAAATGTCCACTGTTATTTGTCTTGTAAGTAACTCAAATAAAAGACCTGTATTTCTGTATTTAGAATGTTTCATTTATACCCTATGCTAAATTATCATCTATAAATATAAATTTATTTCTTTTTTGTTTTAGTCTTTTTACCATTTAACTCCTCTTCAATCTTATCAACTTCTGTGATCATTTTTTTCTCTTTATCACCATAATGTGATTTAAGCTTGTCTAAGTGTGATAATGCTAATGGACTTTTTCTATATTTATGTCTTATTTTACTAGACTTGTCAGGCTTTCTTATATTTGCGTAATCATGTTTACCAAGTACATCACGGACGCCACCAAGCCTACTTCTATCTTCAACATCTCTTCTAGCAGATTTCCTTTTCATTACTTTTTTTCTTGACTTATAGTCTTCTTCCTCATCAAACATTGCACCAGTAGGCACACCTTCATCGCCTGTTTGGTCTAGATTGCCTGGCGTTCCCTCAGGTGCCATTGCAGTTGCCATATCGTAAGGCGTTCCTATAGCTTGACCTGATTGTACAGGATCATTACCTTCCATTTCAATTTGTGATAGTCTAAATGTTGCTTTCTTATCAGCTATTACTTCTTGATCAAGCTTAGCAACTTCTTCATCAGAAAATACGAAGATATTATCATATACCCACTGTGAAGAAACTAATCCAGCATTTGCCATGCTTTCTGCTAGTGCAGCTTTCTTGTCCCATAAATCTAATCTTTCATGCTCATAAATTGTAGATGGATTTGTTAGTACCAAATCAAAGTCAACTAATCCAGAATCAGTAAAACCTTGTGAATAGAGGTGTGCTACAGCTATTTTTGTGAGTTCACTAACAACAATTCTTTGAATTCGTTCTATAGTACGAGCAAATCTAACATCTTCAGCAGCCAATGTAGCTTTAGATCCAACTTGTTCTTCATAACCTAAAAAAGCTTTGGGAATTTTAAGTGCTGCTAAAAGTTTATTTCTTAAATATTCAATATCTTCAACAGCCTCATAAGTTAATCCTGGCAAAGATTCTATTGTTGTTCCACTATCACCGCCGCGAACTGGTAAGTAAAAATCCTCAGTAAGATTTTGCATATTATACTGTAAATTATAGTCACCTGTGGTTTCATCTACAACAGGTGCCTTTTTCATCTTGTCGATGATCCTTTTCATGTATGTATCTACTTCACTTGGAGGTAAATTTCCAATATCAATCTTAAATATTCTCTTTTCAGGTGCTCTCATAATTCTATGAATCAACATAGCATCTTCCATAAGGCTTAATTGTTTCCAGGTCTTTCTACCGCCCTCTATCATTGACTTACCGTATGGCAAATAGTTTGAATCTGACAACATTCTAAAATGTGCTATCTCAAAATTTTCAAATTCTGTTCTTGGAGCATTTCCTGCTGCATTTCTCGGATCTGTTGTATCTAATATGAATTTTACTTCTTGAGGATTTTCAGGATTCCACCCTTCAATTCTAGATACGTCATACGGAGACAACGGTTCTATATTAATAATTCCCCAGTTTTCTTGTACATTTAAATGCAGATAAAGATCACCATATTTTACTAAATTTCTAATCCACGGCCATAAATTAAATTCTATATTTAGTATATCATAAAAAAGATTGTGGAGAATATCTTTTATTTGATTATTGTTACTTTTAATTTCAAGTACATTACCATACTCTGACTTCATCGTTGATTCATCTGCATATACATCTAATGCAGAAGAAATAATTGAATCATCATCCATAGCCTCATAGTCTCTAAATAATGATATTCTTTGAGCTTTAGCTAGCTCTCCTGAATACCCCATATAGCCACCATAGCC